CCAGTAGCGATTTACGAAGGACTACTTAATATGCGTGGGGGGCATAAAGTGCTTGACATGGCTCGCGAAGCAAGCGGCGATGCTAAAGTACAAAAATACCTGAAAGAGGAAATGATTCGTCTTATCAGGGATCTAAAGATCTAGGAGATCAAAATGCTAGATGCTATCAAACCACTTTTGGATAGCGACCTTGTAAATGAGGAAACTCGCTCTGCTATTGCTGAACAATGGGAAGCAAAGATGAACGAAACTCGTACACAGGTTACTGCAGAACTTCGCGAGGAGTTTGCAAAACGCTATGAGCATGATAAATCTACTATGGTTGAAGCCTTAGATCGTATGGTTACAGAAGGTCTTACTACAGAGCTAGAGCAAATCGCTGAAGAGCGTAAGCAAATCTCTGAAGACCGTGCTAAGTTTGTTGCAAAAATGCAAGAATCTGCAGGCACTTTTGACCAGTTTTTAGTTAAAACACTTAGTGAAGAGATTAAGGAACTAAAGTCTGAAAGAATTCAACAGCAAGAATTGATTGGCAAACTCGAAGAGTTTGTTACATCACAACTTTCTGAAGAGATCACAGACTTCCAGAAAGATCGTCAAGATGTTGTAGAAACTAAAGTTAGACTAGTTAAAGAAGCTCGTGAGCAGTTTGCTTCTCTTAAAGAGAAGTTTGTTAAGCACACAAGCAAGGCTGTTAATGAAGCAGTAACCAGCTATCTAAAAGGTGAAATGACTCAACTTAAAGAAGATATTCAAATTGCAAAAGAAAATACTTTCGGACGTAAACTATTCGAAACTTTTGCTACAGAGTTTTCAGCAAGTCACTTAAATGAAAATCAAAAGATCAAAGAACTAGAAGCAGCAGTCCAAGCGGCCGCTGAAGAAGTTGCTAAAATCAATGAAAGTCTTGAAGAAAAATCTAAAATCGTTGAGAGCAAGGAGCAAGAAATTGCTATTATTAAGGAAAGTGTAGAGCGTAAAGAAACACTAAACACACTTCTTAAGCCACTCAACAAAGATAAGGCAGCGATTATGACTGACTTACTTGAAAGCGTACAGACTGCAAAGTTGCAGACTGCTTTCGACCGTTACCTACCAGCAGTACTAGATGGTAAATCAATGATTAAAGAATCAAAGAAAGAAACTATCACAGAAAGTCGTACTGAAGTAACAGGTAATAAAGAACAAAAAACAGTCCAGGTTGAAGAAGGAAACGATAACATCGTTGACATCCGCAAACTTGCTGGCTTAAAATAAAGTACAATAGAGGAGACTTAAATGTCAGACGTACTACTAGAGAGCCGTTGGGACGATACCAAAGATGCACTTCTTGAAGGTCTAGAAGGTAATCGCCGTAACAGCATGAGTGTTGTTTTAGAAAACACTCGCAAATACTTGAAAGAGGCAGCTTCAACAGGTGCTTCAGCAGCAGGCAACATCGCAACACTTAACCGCGTAATTCTACCAGTTATCCGTCGTGTTATGCCTACAGTTATCGCTAACGAAATCGTTGGTGTACAGCCGATGCAAGGTCCAGTTGGTCAGATTCATACACTTCGTGTACGTTATGCTGAAACAACAAACGACACATCAGCGTCAAACACAGACACAACAGCAGGCGACGAAGCATTGTCACCATTCAAAATTGCTAACGCATATTCTGGTTCACTTACAACAGGTAAAGCAGACAGCACAGCAGCAAAAGAAGGTACAGGCGGTCGTGCATTGTCAATCCAGATCCTAAAGCAGAGTGTTGAAGCAAAAACTCGTAAGCTACAGGCACGCTGGACATTTGAAGCAGCTCAAGACGCACAGTCAATGCATGGTATTGATGTCGAAGCTGAAATCATGGCAGCACTTGCACAAGAAATTACTGCTGAAATTGATCAGGAAGTTCTAGGTTCACTACGTTCACTAGCGGCTACTGAAGAAACTTTCAACCAAGCAGCAGTTTCTGGTACAGCAACATACGTTGGTGACGAGCATGCAGCACTTGCAGTTCTAATCAACCGCACAGCAAACAAGATTGCACAGCGCACACGTCGTGGTGCAGGTAACTATGCAGTTGTTTCACCTGAGGCACTAACAGTTCTTCAGTCAGCATCAACTTCAGCGTTTGCTCGCACAACAGAAGGCACATTTGAGGCACCTACAAACACTAAGTTTGTTGGTACACTTAACGGTGCAATGCGTGT